GATCGATGGTGATTCCTGGAAATATTGCATATGATGGAAATTTTAATTCAGTCAAACTAAATTCAAGTAATTTTGGAGTTGATGTTTCTCTTTATATTAAAAATTTTATTGGTAAGAAAGTAACAGGACAAATATCAGGAACAACCGCAACAATTCAATTTGTTGCTTTTCCTGATGATATTAATGTTGATGACTTAACAATATATGTCAAATATATAGATTCTGATAATAATTTCGAATTTAATCCATTCGAGAATGGAGAATCATTAATTGCAGATGAAAATATAACATACGGAAATACTACAATTAATGCTGGAACACCATTTGCATCTTTATTGTCATCAGATGCAACATCTATAGGTTCTGCAGCATCCATTGGAGATGGTGTATATTTTATTAGAGGATATTTTGTTAATGTTTCTAAACAAACCATAATATTAGATAATTATTCAAATGTACCGTCATATAGGGTTGGATTAAAAATTGATGAGATGATTATTGGAGCAAAGGATGATTCTTCATTATATGATCCTTCCAAAGGATTCACAAATTATGCTGCACCTGGTGCCGATAGATTTAAAATAAATTTAACTCTAATTAAAAAATTAATATCAGATATTAATGACACAGATTTTGTTGAATTATTAAGAGTTGAAGATGGAAAAATTAAAATAATTCAGTCAAAAACTCAATACAATATAATTAAAGATTATATGGCACAAAGAACATATGATGAATCTGGAGATTATACTGTTTCACCATTTAATGTATCTGTTAATAATTCTTTAAATGATAGATTAGGAAATAATGGATTATTTTTTGATACAGAAACAACGGAACAAGATAATAAACCATCAGATGATTTAATGTGTTTGAAAATATCTCCAGGAAAAGCTTACGTTAGAGGATATGATATAGATAAAATCTCAACTACAATTATTGATGTTAATAAATCAAGAGATACTGAATCTATACAAAATGTGAATATTCCTTTTGAAATGGGAAATATTTTAAGAGTTAATACCGTATCTGGAACACCAAGGCAAAGATATGTTATAAATTTGAACGATCAACTTGGTGGAATAGGATCTACAATCGGAAATGCAAGAGTATATAATTTTAGTCTTACTGATGCTTCTTATAGTGGAAATGCAACTAATTGGGATTTATATTTGTATGATATTCAGACATATACATCTATCACACTAAACTCAGCAATTTCTGATACCGAATTACCAGCAACATCATTTGTAACAGGTAAAAGTAGTGGAGCAAGTGGATTTTCAGTCTCTGCTGGAGGAAACTCTGTTACAATTAATTTAAGTCAAACTTCTGGAACATTTTCCGTTGGTGAGCAATTAATTATCAATGGTTTAGATTTTCCAAGATCAATTAAATCTGTAATATCATATTCATCTGAAGATATTAAGTCAGTAAGTCAACCAACTTCAATATCAAACCTTTCTGCAAATTTTAGTGCAAATTGTTTATTAGAAAGATTTAGACTTCCTAATGGAGTAGTTGGAGCGGCAATATCTAATAATACTTTAAGTAGTCCTGGGAAGGTTTTTACGGGTATAAAGGTTGGATCAATTATCAGATATCAAAATACATCTAATACCAATGAAACATTTAATAGAGTAACTGCAGTATCTTCTACTGGAACATCATTAACAATTTCATCTATATCAAGCGTTTCTGGAATATATAGTGGATCAGTCATTGACGGATCTTATAGTAATATCTTTATTGGTGCCCCTATTGTAAGAAATGAAAAATCTGGATTCCTTTATGCAAAATTGCCAGATTCAAATATTTCTTCATTAAATCTTTCTGATTCTTTATTAACAATTTCTCATCAAATAACTGGAAAAAGTACAGATGGTAATGGAGTATTGACACTTACACCAGCGTCAATTATTGGAATTAGTAGTACATTTTTTGCGGCATTTGATGAGGAAAGGTATTCGGTACATTATAGTAATGGAATAACCTCAAAAATAACTTCTGATCAATTTAATTTAAATTCAGGGACAGTAAATATTAGTGGATTGATTTCTAATGAATCTAATATTGTAGTAAATACTACTTTAATCAAAAACGGAATTAAAAGTAAAATAAAAAATTATAATAGAAGTAATACTATTTCAATATCTAAATCAAAATATCCACAATCAGGAAGTGGTATTAGTTCATCTATTGCCGATGGTCTCACATATAATCAATATTATGGATTAAGGGTTCAAGATGAAGAAATATCACTAAATTATCCTGATGTCGTAAAGATAATATCAATATACGAATCCTTCGATTCAAATGAACCGGTAATAGATAAAATTCAATTTAGTTCAAATGCTATAGTATCAACAAATGCAATTATAGGAGAAAATATTCTTGGAAGTAATAGTAAAGCAATTGCAAGGGTTGTATCAAAACCTTCTACGGATGTTTTGGGTATTGTGTATTTAAATTCTGAAAGATTTTTAGAATCAGAATCAGTAACATTTTCAGAATCAAATATAATAACAGAAATACAAACTATTACTTTAGGAAAATATAAAGATATTACAAATTCATTTACTCTCAATAAAGGACAAAAAAATCAATATTATGATTATTCTAAAATTATTAGAAATAAAGGAACCACAGAACCATCTAAACAGTTATTAATTGTATTTGATTATTATTCAATACCATCAAATGATTCTGGAGATGTTTTTACAGTTTTAAGTTATGATAAAGAAAGATTTACTCACGATATTCCTTCCATTGGACCTAATTTGGTAAGATCTTCTGATACACTAGATTTTAGACCAAGAGTTCCAATATTTTCTTCAGTTAATTCTTCACCTTTTGATTTTTCATCTAGAGATTTTATTACTGATTTACAACCAAAAACAATCTTAGCACCAAATGAGAGTTCATTGCTTGGTTATGAGTATTATTTGGCAAGAATTGATAAATTATATTTGGACAAAATTGGAAATTTTATATTAGAAAAGGGAATATCATCAAAAACTCCAAAGGCTCCAAACAAAAATGATGCTGTAATGGAAATTGCAACAATCAAATTACCACCATATCTTTATAATCCAGCAAATGCTATTGTGACTTTAATGGATAATAGAAGATATACAATGAGAGATATTGGATTAATTGAAGATAGGGTTCAAAATCTGGAAAGAGTAACATCATTATCTCTACTTGAAGTTAATACTCAGACTTTGCAGATTCAAGACTCTGAAGGAAATAATAGATTTAAGAGTGGATTTTTTGTAGATGATTTTAAAAATTATGAATTAATTAATAAACAACTATCTGATATTAGAGTCAATACTGCAGCAAATGAACTAACTCCAGTTTTAAGTCGAAATTCTTTAAAATCTCAAATTGCTCCAGCGATTTCTATTATTGATGAGGAGTTAGATTTATCACAAAATTTTGAATTATTGGATTCAAATGTTCAAAAAACAGGAAAAGCAGTAACGCTTAAATATACATCAGTTGGGTGGATAGAACAAGCATTTGCAACAAAAGTTGAAAATGTAAATCCATTTAATGTAATTGTATATAATGGAGATATCAAATTAAGTCCAGAAATCGATAATTGGGTCAGAACAGTTCAACTTCCTGATAATAATATTTCAATAACATTAAACTCAAGCAGGACTCTTACTAATAATTTAGTAAGCAATGTTGCTGTCGATTTAACTCCAATCCAAACTCAATCTGGTGAAGTTTCTTATATTGATATTGCCTTACCTGGTAGAGGGGGAGAGGAAGAAGTTCAAAGTAGTGACTCAATTATAACATCATCAACCTCATCCAACACATCATCTAATACTACTTCAAATGCAGTTTCTGATACTGTAAGTGATACTGATACAACGATAAGAAATGTTTTAATTTCTTCATCTGGAGAATCATTTATGAGGTCCAGAAATACTGGATTTTCTGCATCTAATTTGAAACCATCTACACAATTCTATCAATTTCTTGATGGAAATAGTGGTGTTGATTTTATTCCAAAACTAGTAGAAATATCAAATTCTAAAACATTAGAAAATTACGGAGCCTCTGGAGCATTTTCGATTGGTGAGACTGTTATTGGTACATATGGGGGAAATAATTTAATTTCATTTAGAATTGCATCTCCTGATCATAAATATGGAAAGTATAATTCACCTTCTACAAAATATACAATAAATCCTTATGTTAAATCAGAATCCATACCATCTGCATATAATCAATCCTCAAAAATTTTAAATATTGATACTAGTTCATTATCCGAAGAAGCTCAAGGAAAATATTCGGGATATTTGATTAGTGGTATGCAATTAGTTGGACAGACAAGTGGTGCAGTAGCATATGTAAAAGATCTTAGATTAATTTCTGATAATTTTGGAGATTTACTTGGAGCATTCTTTATCAGAGATCCAAATTCAATTCCAACACCAACCGTTAGAATATCTACAGGAACTAAAACATTCAAACTATCTTCAAGTTCGGCAAATAATCCAGGTCTTCCTGGAAGTTCAAGTACTTCTTCTGCAGAAACAAATTATAATTCAGATGGTACTTTAGAGCAGTGGGAAAATACAGTTACTGCAACAGGTAAAAATTTAACTACAAATACCCTAACAAATTTAACCACAAATACTACAACTTCTACTACAACAGTAAATACACATACAAAAACAGTAATAGCAAGATTTGTTGACCCTCTTGCACAATCATTTGTTGTTGGCGGGAATGTAGAAGCACCATCACCAACATCAACAACCGACGATGTAAATGGTGCATTTTTAACTGCGGTAGACTTATTTTTTGCTGCAAAAGATGATGCAAATGCTCCTGTAAAGGTTGAGATACGAACAGTTGAGTTAGGGACACCAACAAGAATTGTAATTGGAAATCCTGTTACATTAAGACCATCTGAGGTTAGTATTTCTGATGATGCATCAATTGCAACGAAAGTAACTTTCGACGAACCAATTTATTTACCACCAGGAAGAGAATATGCCGTTGTAATTATTTCGGAAAATAGTGATAAGTATGAAATGTGGACTGCTGTTATGGGTGGAAAAACTGTAAATACAAAACAACTTCCTGATGCAGACTCAGTCTTATATTCGAAACAATTTTCAATGGGAAGTTTGTTTAAATCACAAAATGGTTCAATATGGACTGCAAGTCAAGACCAAGATTTAAAATTTAAACTTTATAAAGCAAATTTTACATCCCCAACAGGGACTGCATTTTTCTATAATCCAACATTAAATGAAAGTAATGGATATGTTAAACTATTGGGAAATAATCCAATTACAACAATTACTAGAACAGCAACACTTGGAATTACAACAACAACAAATTCAACTTTAATTTCTAATTTGGGTAAGGGTAGAAAAATTGTAGATGCCACAAAGAGTTATGTTTATGGTAATGTAATTGGAACTGGAAGTTCTGTATCGACAGTAGGATTAACTACTGGGGGAAGTAATTATGTAACAGATTCTAGTGTAGGTACTTATAATATTACCGGAAATGGTTCTGGTCTTGTTTTAAACATTACAGCATCTTCTGTTGGAATAATTACAGGAACACCAACTATTGTAAATCCAGGAAATGGATATTCTGTTGGAGATATTGTTGGAATTGTAACTGCCACTGTTGGCACCGGATCTTCAGTTCGTGGTAGAGATGCAAGAATTACAATTTCTTCAATTTCTGGATTAGATACATTATATCTTGGAAATGTTCAGGGAGGTTCTTTTACTACTGGATCTTTATTAAATTATTATAATAATTCCGGAACAATAGTTTCTCTTGCAAATACATCAATTCGTAGTTATTCAAGCTCAACAAATGCTTATATGAGAGTTAGGCATTTTAATCACGGGATGTATTCAAATACCAATAAGATCAGACTTAGTAATGTTGAGTCTAATACGGCACCTGTTCCTTTAGTTTCCCCATTAACTTCTTCATCTGCATCTATTTTTGTTGAAGTTGGGGATACTTCAAACTTTGCAACATTTGAAGGTGTTTCCGTAAGTGCAAATAATCCTGGTTATGTGAAAATTGAAAATGAGATTATTAGGTATCAAGGTGTTGGAAGCGGATCTCTAACAGTCATTACTAGATCTATTGATTCTACAATTCCAATTGAGCACGATAAATCTAGTTTAGTATATAAGTACGAATTAAATGGTGTTTCTTTAAGAAGAATTAATAAAACTCATGATATTAGTGATTTTGATATTGGTATGGATCAGTACTATATTGAAATAGATAGAAGTACTGGTGGAATAGACAGAAGTGTAGATGGAATTCCTACATCAATGCCACAGTTACAATTCACATCTGAAGCAACTTTGGGTGGTTCTAAAGTTTTTGCGACAGAAAATATTCTCTACAGTTCTATAGTACCAACATATGATCTGATTACTCCAGGATCAAAAACATCAGTTTCTGCTAACATTAGATCTGTAACTGGAACAAGTGTTGATGGAAGTGAAACCTCATTTTTGGATAGTGGATTTGAACCAATTCAATTAAATTCATTAAATGCTTTAAAATCAGTAAGACTTGTTTGTTCTAAAGAAAATGAAACAGAGTATTTAAGTGGTCTTGCTAGAAATAAATCTTTCACTACAGGAATTACATTAAGTTCAACAGACCCAAATTTATCTCCAATAATTTATCTGGATACGGCATTCACCGAATTTATATCAAGTCGTTTAAATAGTCCTATTTCAGATTATTCATCAGATAATAGAAGTAACTCAATATTAAGTGATCCACACGCTGCAGTTTATGTTTCAAAAGCGGTCAAATTAGTTCAACCCGCAACCTCTCTAAAGGTTATTCTATCAGTATATCGTCATGAATCTGCCGATTTTAGAGTTCTTTATAGTTTATCTCGCCCAGATTCGAGTGAGATTGATCAATCATTTGAACTCTTTCCTGGATATGATAATTTAACATATACCACTGCTGCAGGATATTCTGTTTTAGATTCTTCTAAAAATAGTGGAAGACCAGACACTTTTGTATCTTCAAGTGTTGATAATCAATTTAAAGAATATGAATTTACTGCAGATAATCTTAGTTTATTTAATGGATATGTTATTAAAATAGTAATGTCCGGAACTAATCAGGCATATCCTCCAAGAATCAAAGAACTTAGAACGATTGCAATAAGATGATAAGAGTAAAGGGTCACCAAAATCTTTATAGAGATGAAAATAGTGGTGCAATAGTAAATTGCGATTCTGTTGCATATAATCAATACCTAAATACTCTACATAATAAAGATTTTCAAAAAAAAGAACTTGATAAAATGAAACAGGATATTGATGAAATTAAAACATTATTAAAGGAGTTGATTAATGGATCCAAATGAAATTGAATTAAAAACTATTAATAAGTTATTTGAATACGAAAAACAAACTAGAATAATTGATAATTTAAATGAGGATGAATTAAAAATTTTTTGTAGATTATATTGTAAATTATATTTGAAACAACAGGAGACTATTTCTTTTCTTGGATTTAATCCTTTATAAATATGTTTAAGGAATACATAACAAAAAATGTCAATATATGTATCTAACATAGTAATTGAACAAGGATTTTCATTCAAAACTTTTTTTGAGTTAGTTAATCCAAAAACAGATTCTGAACTTGATTTGACAGGTAGTTCAGTAGAATCAAAGATTAGGAAAAACTATGGAAATTCGACATATGTATCCTTTGCATCTAGTATTATACTTCCAGCAACTTCTGGAATTATTTCATTAGCATTAACTGCAAATCAAACAACAACATTGACTCCAGGAAGATATGTTTATGATGTAAAAATATCTTATGATAATAGTGGGGAAAATGTGTTTAAAGTTGTAGAGGGATCTGCATTAGTTAGATCTGGAGTGTCAATATAATGCCAAATATATCAGATAGAATTGGATCCGAAAATGTAATTAAAGTTTTATCACAAACTACATCTGTTTCTGGAAAGTTAATTTATATAACTAAATATTTATCTAACATAGTAATTGAACAAGGATTTTCATTTAAAACTTTCTTTCATTTAATTAATCCAAAAACAGATTCTGAACTTGATTTGACAGGTAGTTCAGTAGAATCAAAGATTAGAAAAAAATACGGAAATTCAACATATGTATCATTTGCATCTAGTATTATACTTCCAGCAACTTCTGGAATTATTTCATTAGCATTAACTGCGAATCAAACAACAACATTGACTCCAGGAAGATATATTTATGATGTAAAAGTAACTTATGACAATAGTGGGGAAAATGTAGTTAAAGTTGTAGAGGGATCTGCATTAGTTAGATCTGGAGTGACAATATAATGCCAAATATATCAGATAGTATTGGATCCAGAAATGTAATTAAAGTTTTATCACAAACTACATCGGTTTCTGGGAAGTTAATTTATCTAACTGATTTAAATAAACAATTACAAGATAAAGATGGAATGATTCTTGTTTGGGATCTTGGATCCCAAACTTTTATTATGACTAGTGTAATTGATACATATACCCAATCAACAATACCAACAAATGGAGCATTAGTTGTTAATGGTGGTGTTGGTATTGGAAGAAATTTAAATGTTGGAGAGTCTTTAGTAGTATCTGGAATTTCTACATTTAATTCAAATATAGATATTAATTCTTCTGTTGATATTTCAAATAATCTTACAGTTGGAACTCTTGGAGTATTAGGTTTATCCACAACAAAAAATCTTCAGGTTACTGGTGTTGCTACGGTTGGAAACATTAAAATTGATACTAATACTGTTTATACCACAACCGGAAATCTTATTTTAGACTCAAGTGCCGGAACAACTCAAATTAATGATGCTCTTTATATTAATGATGCGACACAATCAACAACTAAAGATAATGGATCAATTATTACTGAAGGTGGTGTTGGAATTGAAGGTAATCTTAATGTTGGTGGAAATGTAGATATTGATTTAGATTTAAATGTTGATGGTGGCGATATAACCACAAATCTAACAGCATTTAATCTACTAAATGTAAATGCGACAACAGTCAATGCTTTTGGTGCTTCAACGGCACTGGTGATAGGTTCTACTACAGGTATTTCAACCATTCGTAATGCGACTTTAAGTGTCCCAAATGCGACTACATTAAATCTTGGCGTAACATCTTCTACAACAAGTGTTAATTTCCAAAGCACTAAAAACACTTCTTTTGTTTCGATTGCCGCAACTACAAATGCAACAACTAAAACTACTGGTGCATTAAGAGTTGCTGGTGGTGTTGGAATTTTAAGTGATGTTTATATTGGTGGAAACCTTCAAGTTGATGGTACTATTATTTTGGACGGAGGAACATTTTAATTATGAATAGTAAAGTTGATGTCAATATATTAATTAGTATGTATAGAAAAAAAAAATTAAGTATTGACAAATCAAAATATTTTATTAGAAGCAAAATTTCAATCACTAACAAAAGATTTTGAAGAACAAAAAAAATGTTTAATTAGCAGAAAATTTAAATCTTCAAAATAAATATGACGAATTTAAAAATTGTAAAAAATAGAAAAATAGAACCATGACAAAACCATCAACTCGACAAGGACTTATAGATTACTGCCTAAGGCGTCTAGGTGCCCCTGTATTAGAGATTAACATTGGTGATGAACAAGTAGATGACTTAGTCGATGATGCCCTTCAGTACTTCAATGAGCGCCACTTTGATGGTGTCGAAAGAATGTATTTAAAGTATAAAATAAGTCAGGATGATATTGATAGGGGAAGTGCAAAAAATACTAATGGTGTTGGAATTGTCACAACAACAGGAACTTCTAATATAACAGGATATGGAACTACTACAACATTTAATTTTTACGAAACTTCAAATTATATTCAAGTTCCAGATTCAGTTATTGGGATAGAAAAAATATTTAGATTTGATACTAGTTCAATTTCTGGAGGAATGTTCAGTATTAAATATCAGTTATTTTTAAATGATTTATATTATTTTAATTCAGTTGAACTTTTACAATATTCAATGGTTAAGAGTTATTTGGAAGATATTGATTTTTTACTCACAACAGATAAACAAATCAGATTTAATAAAAGACAAGATAGATTATATTTGGATATTGATTGGGGTTCACAATCTGTTGGAAATTTTATAGTTTTAGACTGTTATAGGGCACTAGATCCAGGATCATTTTCACAGGTTTATAATGACAGTTTTGTTAAAAGATATTTAACGGCACTTATCAAAAGACAGTGGGGGCAGAATTTGATTAAATTTAGAGGAGTTAAACTTCCAGGAGGAATTGAATTAAATGGTAGAGAACTCTACGAAGATGCTCAAAGAGAACTTGATGAAATTCAAAAAAGAATGGCAATGGACTACGAACTTCCCCCATACGATTTTATTGGATAATGGCACTCAATCCTTTCTTTTTACACGGAACTTCATCTGAACAAAGATTAGTTCAAGATCTTATAAATGAACAATTGAGAATGTATGGTGTCGAAGTTGTTTATATCCCAAGAAAGTTTGTAAATAAAAAAACAATCATTGAAGAAGTCACTTCCTCAAGATTTGATGATAATTTTGAAATTGAGGCATATGTAATTAATTATGATGGATATAGTGGTCAGGGAGATATTCTCACAAAATTTGGAGTAAGTCTAAAGGACGAATTATTAATCACAATTTCAAAAGAAAGATTTGAAGATTTTATTTCACCATTTTTAAGTGTATTAGATGATGGAACAGAAGAAAGTGATATTATACTTTCAACTAGACCAAGAGAAGGAGATTTAATATATTTCCCACTGGGAGAAAGACTTTTTGAAATTAAATTTGTAGAGCACGAAAATCCATTTTATCAGTTGGGGAGAAATTATATTTATGAATTAAAGTGTGAATTGTTTGAATACGAGGATGAAATTATTTCTACATCTATTGAAGAAATTGATACTCAAGTCAAAGAAGAAGGATATATTACAACACTTAATTTAATTGGCACTGGTGTAACAGCAACAGCAACAGCATCAATTTCAGGTTCTGTACCTTCAGGATTTGTAAAAGAAATTTTTATAAACAATGATGGTAGTGGTTATACATCAACTCCTGTTGTTACCATAAGCAATTCTCCAACAAATCTAATTGGTGATAGAGCAACAGCAGTGGCAATCACAACAGTTAGGGGAGGTATTCGTTCTGTTGAAAGAATATATTTGACAAATGCCGGTGCGGGATATGTAACTCCTCCAAGCATAACAATTTCTGGTGGAGGTGGAGTTGGTGCTGCTGCAACTTGTTCGATTGAAACCACATATAAAGGTGTAGTTAAATTTACAATTTCAGATGGTGGAGTCGGATACGGAACAGCACCGATTGTTACGGTCTCTACGCCAGGACAACTTGTAATCAATGGAGTCGGTCAAACTGCGGTTGGTATTGCATTAATTGGATATGTTGGATTGAATGTAAGTCCCTCAGTAAAGTCAATTTATGTATCCAATCCAGGATTTGGATATACCACAACTCCAACTGTTACGATTGCCAATCCAGAAACAATCACCGGATTTGGCACATATTTATTTAATGAAATTGTAATTGGATCCAGATCAAAAACAAGAGCCAGAGTTAAGAATTGGGACAAGGACACAAATATTCTTAAAATTTCAAATGTTGGAATTGGTGTCACACAACTTGGATTTTTTCCAGGAGAAACAATTACAGGAACAGAGTCGGGAGCACTATATACGGTTGAAACTTTTGATAAAATGGATACATATAATAAATATAGTCAAAATGATGAGATTGAGGAGGAAGCCGATCTTATTTTAGACTTTTCAGAATCAAATCCATTTGGAAATTACTGATGTTAGGAAATTACTATTATCACGAGATCATAAGAAAGACTATTATTTCTTTTGGAACTTTATTCAATCAAATTCATATTCGTCATTCTGACAAAAATGAAAATAATATTGGTGAAATTAGAGTTCCAATTTCATATGGTCCAAAACAAAAGTTTTTAGCAAGAATTCAACAACAACCAGAATTGAATAAGGCAACTCAAATTTCATTACCGAGAATGTCATTTGAGATGAAGTCTATTT